CCGTTCCTCAAGGTAACATTGTTTTGTCTGCTTATGGTCGTCTGTGGGTAGCTGATCTGTCCACTGAGAAGGCTGTAGTGTATTGGTCTGACATCCTTTCTGGACATAAGTGGACAGCAGGCTCTACAGGCTCTATTGATGTATCTTCTGTGTGGCCTAACGGTGCAGATAACGTTACAGGTCTTGCAGCACACAATGGCTTCTTGTTCATCTTCGGTAAGAACAATATCTTGGTGTACGCAGGTGCTCAGGATGTCTTATCCGCAGGGGTGTTCAGGTTGTCTGACTCTACCACAGGTATTGGCTGTATTGCTCGTGACACCATTCAGAATACTGGCTCAGATGTTATCTTCTTGTCTGACACAGGTGTTCGTAGTGTCCTGAGAACCATCCAAGAGAAATCAGCTCCATTCCGTGACTTGTCTAAGAACGTACGTAATGACTTGATGAGTGCTGTTGCTGGTGAATCCGCTGCTACGATCAAGTCTATCTACAGTCCTTTTGAGTCCTTCTACTTGCTTACTTGCCCAGTGCTTAAGACAGTCTACTGCTTTGACCTGAAGACAGTACTGCAAGATGGTTCTAGTCGAGTGACTATGTGGGACAGCATGGAGCCTAAGAGCTTCTGCTACACACGAAATAAGGAACTGTTGATTGGTAAAGCTGGATACATAGGTAAATATACTGGTTATCTGGACAATGGTAATATCTACCGATTCCAATACTTCACTAACCACACTGACTTAGGTGCTCCTTCGGTGACGTCTGTACTCAAGAGATTATCAGTGGTTGTCATTGGTGGTGCTGATCAGTATGTGACAATGAAGTGGGGATATGACTTCACAGGTAATTATTATGCTCAAAACGTAAAAATACCTGCTCAAGGGGTTGCATATTACGGTATAAACGAGTATAATACAGCAACAGCTATTTACTCTGCTGGTACATCATTACAGACTTTAGTTGCATATCCAACAGGAGCAGGTAAAGTTATTCAAACTGGATACGAGGCAGACATCAACAGTATCCCTCTGTCTATTCAAAAGATCGAGATCCAAGCTAAGAACGGAAAGATTGTATAATGTCTTCATATGTAAAGTCAACTAACTTCGCCAGTAAAGACTCACTTGCAATTGGTAATCCTTTAAAGATTGTCAAAGGTACTGAGATTGATGCTGAGTTTAATAACATTGCTACTGCTATTGATACAAAGGCTGACTTGAACAGTCCTACTTTTATCGGTACTCCAGTGGCTCCCACAGCAGGAGCAGGGACTAATACTACTCAGTTAGCTACTACTGCTTTTGTCACTGATGCTGTTGCTTCAGGTAAAGTCAGTCCAGCATTGACAGGTGTTCCTACAGCTCCTACTGCTGCTGTTAATACAAACACTACGCAAGTGGCTACAACTGCTTTTGTTGTTGCTCAAATTGCGGATGACGCCCCCACAAAGACAGGTGGAGGCGCTTCAGGTACTTGGGGTATTAATATTACAGGTAATGCTGCTACTGTAACTTCAGTGACAGCGGCTCAGGTTTTAGGAGCCACCACAGGCGCTCAAGCAGGTGACGTAGGCAGCTACGCTTTCTTAAGCTATATTGTCAACACTCCAGTTGCTGTAGGCACTTTGATTGCAGGCTCCAGTCTTAGGTACAGAGGCGCGACATCCAGTTCGGCAACTGCTGGTAATTATTTTGATGCTCTTGGTTCAAGCGCTCCTGCGGGTACTTGGCGCTTAATGGGCTACATAGAAGGTTACTACGAGTACTACGGAGTGAACGGTAACCACAGCAGCGTCTCATCTCTCTGGCTGCGGATCTCTTAAGGAATCAAAATGCAAATTGAATATGTAAAAAATCCTAAATGGTCGAATGCAAGTAAAACAAGTATTGATTTGACCATTAAGTGGGAAGGAATTAAAGAAGAATTTCCTTTTACGGCTTCTCCTTCTGATTCTGAAGTGTATGGCAAAGAACTGTACGAGAAAGCTTCTACTGGTTTATTTGGAGAAGTTGCCGAGTATATTCCTCCTCCACCTGCTGCTCCCCCTACGGCTGATCAATTGAGTGTCTTGCGTAGGGTTGCTTACCAAGCAGAGGCTGACCCTCTTTACTTCAAATGGCAACGAGGTGAGGCAACTCAGCAGGAATGGCTTGATAAAGTTGCAGAAATTAAACAAAGAATAGTTTAAGGAAACACATGGATAATAATACTCTTCATCATTTCTCCGATGGCTTATATGCCAAACAGATGGACATACCCAAGGGATCTATTGCCTGTCAACACAAGCATGAATACAATCACTTGAGTGTCCTCGGTAAAGGGAAGGTAAGAGTATTATTTGATAACGATGTTACCGAAGTGTTTGAAGCTCCTGCCTGTATCAACATCAAGAAGGGCATTAACCACACCATCCTTGCCTTAGAGGATTCAACTTGGTTTTGTATTCATCATACATTCGAGACAGATATGAATAAGATTGATAATGTTTTAATTAAACAAATGAAAGAGGAGTCCTAATATGCCTTGGGGTGCTATAATTGGCGGGGGCTTAGGCCTCTTAGGTTCTTCTATGCAAGCAGATGCGGCTCAAGCTTCTGCACAAGCTAACGTAGAAGCTGCTCGTATCGCTGCTGAAGCTCAGAAGTTCCGTCCCGTAGGCGTAACCACTCGCTTCGGTACTTCTCAGTTTACCACAGACGCTAACGGTAACGTTACCAATGCAGGCTACAATGTAGCTCCTGACATTGCCATGATGCGTGATCGTCTGCTGTCTCAGGCAGGTGGTCAAGGTTTCCAGACTGCTGAACAAGCTCAGATGGCTCAACAGGGTCTATTCAATCTGGGTAATCAGTACCTTGCTCAGTCTCCTGAAGCTGCTGCACAGCAGTGGATGCAGTCTCAGCAGGCTCTGTTAGCTCCTAGCCGTGATCAGGCTCAGGCAGGCTTAACTCAGAATCTGTTTAATACAGGCCGTGGTGGTGTTGCTGTCGCTCAAGGTGGTGGCATGGGTGCTGCTAACCCTGAACAACAAGCTCTCTTGAATGCTCAGGCGATGCAGGACTTACAACTGGCTTCTCAAGCACAACAACAAGGACGTGCTCAGACTCAGTTTGGTGCAGGCTTATTCGGTACTGGTATTGATCTGGCTACTGCTGGTTATAATCCTCTGAAGACTCAGTTTGGCTTAGGTCAGACAATCGACGCAGCAGGTCAAGGTGCTTTGGACTTAGGCTTGAACATTGGGGGTCGTACTACTCAAGGTGCTACTAACGCTGCTAACACTTTGTACCAAGCTCAGACTAATGCTAATGCTGCTAATGCTTATAGCCCAGTAGGTGCATCGTTGATGGGTGCTGCGGGCAACCAACAGTTGTTGAGGGCATTCACGAACATGGCTAACCCCTTTGGAGGTACGCCTCAAGGTGCTTACGGACAACAAGATCAATACTTAGCCGGTGCTCTGTCTAACCCACAGACACAGCAAGCTAATATGCTTGCAGCTCAAAATGAGTGGTTCAAATAAGGAATTATTATGGCTGAAATTGTAGGTGGATTATTCGGAGTTACTCCTGAAGCTTTGAGGGCTCAACGTGAAGCTGCATTGGCTCAACAGGCTACTAACTTTGCACAGTTGAGTCCTATGCAGGCTGCTCAGGCAGGCTTCTACACAGCAGGTAATCGATTGGCAGGTGCTGCTGGTGGATTGCTTGGTGCGCAAGATCCTGAGATGATGCGTATCCAACAGCGTCAACAGATGTTGCAAGGCATTGACATTGGAGACCCTAAAGCATTGCGTGAACGTGCTTCTGCTGCAATGCAGAACAATGACTATGCTGCTGCTCAACAACTGGCCTCCCGTGCCATGGACATTGAAGCTAAGATGGCTTCTACTGCTAAGGATGTTGCTGCTGCTAATCGTGAGCGTGTTCAAGCTGTGCCTAATGATATTCAAAAGGCTCAACGTATTGCTGCCTTGAGGAGTGCTATTCCTCAATATGAAGCAGCAGGCGATACAGGAACTGCCTCACAATTACAAGCAGAATTAGATGTTCTTTCTGCTGCTCCTAAAGGCGCTCAGTCTGAATTAGGTAAGTTATTAGCTGAACGTTCTACTTTAAACCCCGAAACAGACAAAACTCAAATCGCGGCTTATGATGCTAAGATTAAGAAACTGACCACAGGTGGAGGTATTGGTTCAGAGATTGCTGCTGGACTCAGCCCAATCATGGGAGCTATCGCTAAAGGTCAGGCAACTAAGTCGGCTGAAGCAGGAGGCACTGCTGTGGGCAAAGACGTTGCTGCCATCCAAGGTAAGTACACAGCTCTTAACTCAGTTGACGATGCACTGAATGTGGTTAAGAAGGGTATTTACGCAGGTGGTTATGGGCCTTTGGAAGAAGGCTTGGCTAAGTATTCAAAAGGTGTATTGGCTGATAAACAAAGACTGGTTAATACAGAAGAGTTCCGCGCCTATATCGGCGATGTTGTTATCCCTCGCTTGACTGAGTTTGGCGGTAATGATTCGGTTGAAGAACTGAAGTACCTCAAATCAGTGATGGCAGGTGAGACAACAATGGAAAGTAAATCCATTGAGCGAATCCTTACTAAAGCTAAGACAAAGATTGAAGCTGGCATTAAACGTACTCAAAAGCAACAAGAAGCTATTGGAACAGGTCAGCAGCTTCCAACAGGCCCTGTCACTGGAAGAGCACAACAACGAACTACCCGTAGTGGGGTTGTCTATACCGTAGAAGGAGAATAAAGATGCCAACGTATACTATTAACGGCAAGCGTATCACAACAGACAAAGTGTTATCCGAAGCTGAGATTGATGAGATTGCTGCTGAAGTAGGTACGAAGGCTCCTCCTGCTCAGTCTGCTCCTGCAATGGGTTCTTCCTTAGCTAACCAAATCCCGACAGGAGGTATGCAGGCTCCTGCTATGCAGCCTTTAGCTCCCTCTGGCTTTACCCAAGGATTACTTGATCCCTTCCGAGGAGGTGCTGAACTTGTTGCCCGAGGCTTAGGGGCATTAGGAAGTGATTACTTCAAAGGTGAAGCACAACGAATGGGTGAAAGTGTGCAGGCACAGGAAGCAGCGTACCAGCAACAACGTGCAGCAGCCGGACAAGAAGGTTTTGATACTTCACGACTGGCGGGCAACGTGCTTAATCCTGCTAACTTACTTGGAGGCATAGGAGCAACGCCTTTCCGTCAGGCAATGTCTTCTGGAGCGGTAGCAGGAGCTCTGCAACCCGTGTTGGGTGAAGACGAGTTCTTTACTGAAAAAGCTAAACAAGTAGCAGCAGGCGGAGTTGGTGGTGTTCTTGGCGCAGGAGCCACTAAAGTAGCAGGCTCTGTCTTAAATCCTTTGACTTCTAAAGCTGAACAGACAATGCGTGACTTAGGGGTTCTGTTAACTCCCGGTCAAGTTGCAGGTGGTTCCTTTAAAGACATTGAATCTTTTGCAGCTAGTGTTCCTTTGGTTGGTAGTTACATTTCAGACGCTAAAGAACGTGCTTTATACTCCTTCAACAAAGGG